AAGGAGGAGGAGGCAAAGGCATCCAGTGGGTTATTTTATCGCCTTGATCGTCATACCAATTTTCAGCTGTTCCATATTGGCCGGAATTATCGATTGTAATATAGTTTTTTTCAGAAATACAGAGACAATCTTCAAGATCCTTGGGCAACCTGTCTTTAACGCTGATCCACTCAGTCATTTGGGGCCTCTGTAGCGGCCTCATTAATTAATTCTAGGGCTCGTTCAAAGGTAGAAGCTGCAACCCAGAAAAATGAAATAGGAGTAATGGGATACAATTGGATTTCCCAGATTTCATCGGCCAAAATACATTTATCAAATTCATTTTTACTCATATCGCTCATCATGTGAGGATATCGACTGACATAATCGGAAACGGACTCGTAATTGGTCCTATGTGCATTGTGAGTAATATAGAGTTGATGGTGTGGAGGGAGTTCAATTTTCATCTATTTCCTTATTTATGCGGGATGTCCTTTATAATCCATCTTTCCCCTCAATCTTTCCCTGTCTTCTTCTCTTCCACATCTCTTTAGCCCCTTGAGATCTAGCGCTAGATGGCGAATCAGCCGACATCGACACGATGCTAGTGGCCTCTAAGAATGTCATGCGGTCTTTGATTTCCATGAGATCGTCGAGCGCTGCCGCGACGTTGAAGTCTGTGTTGGATGAATTCTGAAGAAGCACGTCGAGTTTTTCATCCATTTCGAACCATAAATCTTCAAGTCCTTTCATTCTCTTTCTAACCCTGAACTGATGGTATATTGAGAAGGCAGCCACGACCAAAGACATAAAAACAAACACCATTATAGCCGTAACTTCAAAGTCTAGAGCTTTCCAATTGTACATCGTCGTCGTCCTTTTTTTGGTCTACGACGCCATTCTGCCTGTTTTTCTGCATTTGATCAAGCTGATCGATAATAGTATTGAAGGTTTTGACAGTTTCTGGTGTTACGATATGCTCTTGAGTTTCTCTCTGCTCTAAGCGCACCTTGCCGAGCCAAATTAAAAGTGTATTATCTCCTCTGTCTGTATTACCAATTGCTTTATCAAATTGAGCTTTACGTAATAACGCTTCGCCACTTTGTTTCTTTTGTTGTGAATAAGCAGAAAAACCTATATTAAACTCCTTTTCACAATTGATATAAAGTGTATCAGGATGTATGCCTAACCTGGCTGCTATTTCAGTGCCAGAACACCCCGCTTCAAGGTGCTCATCTACAAATTTCCAGTTGATTTCCGCTTTTGGACGACTCATAATAATATTATTACACCTTCATGAAAAATAGAGTCAATACCAGATTTATCATCTTACTACTTGGATTTATTAGTCTCTTCATAGTGACGCATGAGATCTGGTATCAACTCAAACAACTTAATATGCGCCTCGACCAAGTCATAATGGAAGTCGAGACTAGGAAGTTACCACCTTTGCCAGGGCTTGGCTACTAGACTCTAGTAATACCTTTTGTAACATAAGCTCTTCAAAGGTAATAGCCCCTGCTACGGCAACCGCTGCTTCAGTCGGTGTTGGCTTTCGGAATGGGCTTAAGAACCAGTCTTTCCAGCTTTGAGTATTTTCAGGGGTTTCTTTTGGCTTCCCATTGTTATACGGAATTGGAAGAGGAATGGGCACTAAATACATGCCTGGATCGTTCGCAGGAGGAGCGCCAATAACTGGAGGAACAACAGCGGGAGCAGTTGCCGGTATTTTGACAGGTAGGCTTGGTGCTGCAACTGGTTTTTTTCTTGTGACTTCATGAAACAAGAACATGCTGGACTTTCTGATAGGCTGAGTTCTTTTAAACTTTTTGCCTCCCAGATAGACCCCCATAGAAAGAGTGCACCCGTGATTTCCTTCCCTGTAAAAGGGATTAAGACCGAATGTGACGGAATCGGCTATAGTTGCTACGAAATTTCCTGTATATCCCCATTCTTTAGATTTGTGGTCAAAAAATGGGAATATTCCAAATTCAAATCTTGAAGAAGGACGGAAGGTAATACCGTATTCAGATATGGTGTGATGAAATACAGATCCTGTGGATCTAACAATTTCCTTTTTAAGAGGAATATAAGCATTGGCACTGAATTGAAATCTTCCATAGAAGAGCTCGAAACCAGGTGAAAGCTGGTGAATAAGAAAAGTTGGCCTGGTTGAGGCTTCATGAAAAAGATTAATTCCAAAGGCCGTCGTATCGCAAAAGAATTTTCTGAAACCAAAACCTGCTTCAAAGTGATGAACTTTGTTGAGATTGGGACGATAGGCGGCATGCGAAACGATGAAGTTGTCATCTCTGAAAACCATATGAGATTGGCTTTCTAGATGGAATTGGGAAGAATTTAAGTCGTTATAATCAGAAGACCAGCTCAAAGACTGGTAATGTTCATGAGACAGCAGGCCGAACATGGCTGCAAAAGAGATCAAGGTGAACTTTATTATTTTCATATATTACCTCATTTTTTTCTGCATACCCCCTTTTTTTGGAGCTTATGCAGTTTTTTTATAGCTGGGTCGCGGACTTTCTCATCGTAGTCTGCCAGTTTGTCGTTCCGTTTAACCGCTTTTTCTATTGTTCTTTCTCCCTTACGAATCTCGCGGGAGATGGCTCTCATTTTTCGATCCATTTTAAACCTTTCTCATTGTATAATCCATCTATGAACGTGAAAAATGGACTAATTAAAAATTGCTTTTTTTGCAACAAAGGCGTTTATACGCCCAAATGCAAACTTAAAAGAAAAACTTTTTGCTCTCGAGCCTGTCAATATCACCATCTTCGAGTAACCCAAGATTGGGGATTTCCATCTTATGCCAAGCCATTTCCCAACAATAGATATAAACGAATTTGGCTCGAAGAAGAAAAGAAGAGAGTTTATGAGCATAGATGGGTAATGGAGCAACATTTGAATCGTCCCCTGAAACGAGATGAGCATGTTCATCATGTAAACGAAGACCCTCATGACAACAGGATTGAGAACCTCCGACTTATGTCTAATGCGGATCACGGGAAGATCCATAAAAATTAGACTCCTAACTTCTTATCCATCTAGGCCCTTGATCTTCTGGATTGGACTTTACGGCTGTGGTAAAGCTTCGAACAGAAGGGGCACACAGACTTACGAAGGAAGACGGCTTTAAACCACCGAGAGAGCCTGCGCTTGCCTTCTTTAGAGAACAGCTTAGGTTTGGACATAAAGTCTCCTTTAGTTTGTACATAGCCTATCATGGGTTTTTTGGCAAACTTATGCTCTTTTAAAGCTTTTTTCGATTTCTCCAACAGGAAGATTCATCTTTCTAAGGCCATTAAGAACTTTGTCGAAGAATCCATGTTCTCCGAATTGATAGTGGGCTTCAGGAATATATGTGAACTCAACATAATTGTGACCGAAACTGATTTGTCCTTCAATTACAGAGCCGAATTTCTCAATGATAAGCTTAGCCAATTCTTCGTCTCTTGGTTTAAGCTTTTCATTCTTTAGGGAATCAATAACCCATTTAAGAATGGCCAGATAGTCGCTTTTGGGTTGATATTCAGGATGAGAAATTTTCCATTCAGACAGTTTCTCATAGCAGCGAAGGGCTTTTGCCTCGTTTCCACATTTTAAAATAAGGCTTTTATGTTCTCCTTCACTAACAAAAACGTGTGGTTCTCTTTCTTTTTTTTCTATATCAAATGCTTTTTTTGAGCAAGGAGCCGTTGGCGACGGCTTTTTATCAGTCTCCTTTTCAATACTTGGTAAAGGATCAATACTTAGTAATGCCTGGTTTTCCAGACCTGGTTCACCCAGACCTGGAAAATCGAGGTGTGGAAAAATTATTTTAATTTGTTCTAAAGATGTTTTTGTTTCAAAAACAAAATACTCATATCCTGTGAANTTGCCGTCTTTCTTTTTAGAGTGATGTCTNTATGCATATCCNTTGTCGATCAGTTCACTTAAAATCCTGTACATCTTCGTTTCTCCACAGTCGCAGCTGGCGCAGAGCTCTGTAACATAAATCTGCCAATCGTCTGGGCGAGACAACAGCCTAGCCCATAAACCAACAGCATCTAGACTGAGGTTTTTGTCCCAAAGAGCCTTTTTATCTAAAACAACGTATGGGTTTTCTTTTGTATGTTTGATTCGTACGGTAGTCATGATCTTCTCCTGTTTGTTGGAGAAGGTGTTCGACAAGTTTTTATTTTCGTTGTTTGAAAATAATCCCTCGATCTAAGATACTGTCATTATCGGATGAGAGTATCTTTTTCGAGGGGGGCTTGGCGGCCTCCCTTCCCATTTATAGGCCTAATCCTACAGACACTCTCCTAAAGCTGTCCAGCGTTCTTTTTCAGTTGCTTACAATTCGACTGACAACTTAAAGTTAGAAACGTCAATAAACAAGACATCTTTGGGAGCCCTTCCAATGGGGGGCTCTTTTTTATTGCATAAAAGTTTTGACAGATATAAGTTGAGGGTAGAGCGAAAGCTCTTTTACATGCATCAAAATACTCCTTTCAGAGCCCTATTCCAATGGGGCTCTGTTTCATTTCTAGTCTCGGAGAATCCTGTCGAACATTTCTTTTTTAATGGGGTCTTTCATTGATAGAGTCGCTCTAATGAGCTTTTTCACCGTTCCAGATCTGGCGGGCCTACCAAGGATAAGGTTTTTAACTGTGCCACGGCTAACCTTAGCCAATTTAGCAATCATGTACATGGTGAGGTTGTTGCGTTCAAGCCATTCATTTAATTTCATAGACGTCCAGTTTTTCTTGTATTGTACGTCCAATTATATTAAAATGCTATGGAAAAGGTGA